GTCTGCAAATATTTTAAATGTGTAGGCAAATTCAGTTGTACTGTCATTACCCGAATACGAATTTTTTACTGTTGTGCTTGATACTGTCATGTTACTTTCCTATATCATATATATTGATATTTAAAATCATTTATTTTCCTCATTTGGAAATCTGCTTATAATTACTACAGTAGCAAATGTAGCTCCTAGATCACCATCTTTTTCTAATAAATCTCCAAGTTCCTTATCGCTTAATTCTTTTAAATATTCAACAGCTGATCCATCTTTTTTTGCATATTTTTTAAATACTTCTTCAAACTTTTTACCTAAAAATCCACCTTTATTTAAACCTTCCCTAGTCAAAATATCTCTTGCTGTACTTGGTTCTACTTGCCAATATGATCTTGCTGGTCCATCATTGTATTGTCTTTTTGTTTTATATTGAGATTCTACTTGTCCTATTTTAGATAGATAATCTTTAATTGTATTAGAACTAAAACCCCTATCTCCTTCAAATATATATGCCGCTTTATCTATAGATTTTTTAGCATCTTCTGGTACTTTATAATTTTTATTTAATCTTTTTTTAGCTGATTCATTTTTTTCTGGATCATCACTTGTTTGATAATAAATACCCCAAAGAGAATCTATAAAATTATTGTTTGCTAAAATTTTTCTTTCTTGAATATCCGACCCAATATCAACTTCAGCAGCTTCTGCCTTACTCATTAGGCTAAAAAAAAAAACCATCTTTAATGCCATCAAAAGGCAACAAATCTCTCGTATCATCAATATCTTCATCTTTACTTTTTCCTAACATTTCTCCTTGTTTTTTTAAAACACTTTTAATATCATTCATAGCTTGAGGATATTTTTTTAACATATCATAATATGCTAATTGTTTATAACCATTAAAAATAAGTTTTAATGTTAATTCTTTTCCGCCATCAAAATTAACATCACCTTCTTCTCTTAACTTATAATCTCTACTATTAATTTCTTTTTCTAATTTTTGCATTAAAGTATCTCCAGAACTATCTTTAATTTTTCCGATATTTTCTGTCCAATAATCATAAGCAGATTGTTTGCTATCTTTGTTAAATATTTGAGTAAAATCTATAGTTTTATATTTTACTTTACTAGGTTCTTCTAAAGGTATTTTTAAAGTTGTTATTTCTAATAATACACGATTTTCTTTAACATCTACTTTTCTACCAACTAAACTTGGTCCTTGAAACCAAAATGAAAAAGAAGCAATACCATCTGGATTTATATATAAAGCATTTGGTGTTTTTTCTATAGGTTCTCCAGTAAGTAAATCTCTTTTTGGTTCTAAATATTTTTCACCCAAACCTATTGTACTTAAAATTCTATCCATAAAACCTCTAGCTTCATAAGCTATTTGATCTGGCTCTGTAATACCGGGAATACCTTGCCTTCTTAAACCAGTATAAGGTATAGAATTTCCTACAACTCCACCAAAAAATACATTAAATTTATTTTCTGTTGGTGATGAAATTAAATCTAAAGCATCAGATATTCCTCTTAAATAAGTTTTATTAGTTACATTTTTAAAAACTGTTAATGCTGCAGCACTAAATATTTCTTCTTTTTGTTTATCATTAATATTAACAATATTTTCTTTTAAGTCTGCTATAATTCCTAAAATAAAAAATCTGGGGTCCATTCTGTTATATTGAACATAAGTTATAGTTCCATCTTCATTTTTTTTTGCAATAGAATAGGGTTGCCAACCAAGTTGTAACCATTGTTTTTTAATTCTAAAATTTGATGGTCCACTACCTGTAATTTTAGGATAACTATTACCATCTTTATCTTCAATATTTTCCATTGCTAAACTTACACCATACATAGTTGCAGATATACCAATCATCTGTCTACCTAATACTTCTGCTCTAGCTCTTCTGTCTCCACTATTCCATAAGTCTCTATTTTGTTTTGTCATTAAACGAGTACCCGGCATTTGAAGAGGAAAACGATTTCCAAAATGTCTCCAAAGATTTGTAGGTGTTCTTATAAAAGGTGCAAGAAACCTTAACTCTGGTGCATTATTTAAAAATTTTTGTATTTTAGAACCCCAGTTTAAGTATGAACCATTTTGTAATGTATTAGTATAACTAGATACTCTTGAATACTCCAAAGCATCTGCATTAATAGGATTATCTTTTACATTAGCCATTCCATTTTTATCAAAACCTTCTTTAAAAATTCTATCTATATTTGCTTTACCTTCTTTAGAAGTTATTGATAAACCTCTTTCCATAGTGTTATCTAAAGCATTAGTTAATAGTCTACCTCTGTAATTCATTTGTTTTAATAATTCATCACCGGTCATAAGAAGTCTTGTTGGTAATTCAACTAATCTACCAACCCAATCAATAGCTGTTCCAACACCACCTTCAAAACCAAGATTAGAACCACTAATAGGTCTAACTGCTTTTCCGCCAACTATTTGTAAGTTATCTTGAGTTCTTCGTAAAGGATCAAGAATTGCATCACCTTGTTTTAATGATAATCCTACAGCTCTCATTGTATCACCCATACTCATAACCATTCCCTTCCATTGAGCAAAACCTAGCTGTATTGCTCTTGCATCTGCTCTAACTACTCCACCACCTATTTGTTCTATAGGTCTAATAAATGCTTCATATAATCCAGACTTCATATTTATTGCATGAGTATAAACACCAGACAATAATGAGTTAATGTAAAGTGAGTTAAAAACTTCTACTGATCTTTGATATTTTGTTTTAGCAACTGAATTAATAACTTCTGCTGGTTTTTTGTTTTTAATATTTTTTGCAATAACCGCAGCATTACCATCAAATCTTTTTATAATATTTGCCATTTCTTCTACATCTAAAACTTTACCTTCTGATCTAGCAACTTTAATTCTTCCAGCTTGTGTCATTCTAGCTGCACCTCTTATTTGATCTTTTAATGCTACGACAGTATCTCTTAAAACAGCACCAAGCTGTCCAACTTCTAACTGTGATTCTTTAGTCCAATTTTTTACATCATCACCAAACTCATCTAAATATTTTGTTGAAACTTGTTCTAATGTTGTGGCAATTTCTTGTATTATTTGTTTACTTGCCAACATTCTAACTGTACCTTGTTTAGAAAATTCTTTATCTTTTGTAATTGATTTTAAAACTTCCGCTTTATCTCTTGATAATAGTTTTGCTAATTCTTCTGCAGTATCATTTCTCAAAACATCATTTTGTAAATAATCAACTGTAATGTCATCAAATGATTCTGATACATCATCAATAGTTTTTAAAACTTGATCGGCATTTTTAAATGATTTTGTATTTAATATTGATTTAATAAAAGATTCAGTTTCTTTCTTTGCTTCTTTCTGACCAACCCTTAATGCTTTAACTGCTTTCTTTGCATTAATAGCTTCGTTACCATCAAAGATTGCTTCTTTTACTTTTTTAGTTTTCTTACCTTTTTTAATACTCTCTATTGCTTCACCAGCATCTTTATAAATTTTTTCTTTTTCTGCAAAGTCTTTAGTTTTTTTTGCTTTTTTAAATGCTTTTAAACCAAATAATATTTCAAGAGGTCCACCAATAAGCATACCTTCAAGTACGTTTTTTACTCTACCTTCCATTTCAGTATCATCTTCATCTGTTGCTAAATATTGAGTAACCGCATTGTTTAAAACAGGAGAATTAAATTCAACTAACATATCTGATAATCTGCCTTCTGCTGGATCAAATACAGTAAGATCAGTTACAGCACCTGCCGCCATACCTCTTAATCCTACTTTAGTTATACTACCACCAAGACCAGCAGCTTTAAAAAATTTAGATGGTCCTATAAATCCTGTTACAAATCTTGCTGCACCTTCAGTTAAATTTTCGCCAATACCTTCCGGTTTATGAAATACTGGTAAGTTTCTTTCTTGCGAATACCCACCTTCTTTCCATTTTTTAGGAGTAACATATTTAGGAATAAAATCTTTAAAAGTAACTTTGCCATCTCCATCACCAAATTCAAGTCCACCAAGAGAAACTATATTTTCATCTAAAAAATCACCTTGTTCTTCTACCGCATTAACAACACCTTGAGCTGCAGATAAAGTTAAACTTCCTGCTTTATTCCAATAATTAAAATCTTCTTTATCTGGTTTAGTAATTAATCCAGAATTTACTGGCTCAACTGCTGTTGTTTCTTTTTGTACTTTTTCAAAAAAACTTAAAGTTTCTTCATTTAAAGGTGTAGGCATATTAACCTTCTTGTCGTTGTTTTAATATTTTAACATAATCATTCATAAACATTTCTACATCTGGTTTTCCAGATTCATCAACATAACCATTAAGTTTTGATAAAGTTTTTAAAATATTTTTTGCTTCTGGATTAGTTAAATATTCTTGATAACTTCTATTAATATCTTTAGCTTCTCTAATTACATTAAATTTATTTTCTTCTAAATTAAATGCTGTGATTGTTTCTATTGAAGTTTCTTGATATTTATCAATTAAATTTAATCTTAAATCTCTAGCATATTGTTGCATTTCAAATTCAGTTGCATCTGGATTTGATGATAAAAATAAATCTATTCTTTGATCATACTCAAAAGTAGATGCTTCAGATTTTTCTTTATTAGCAGATTTATTAAAACGAGCATCTAAAGCATTGTAAAATTCAGAACTTAAAAGACTTCTTTGATCTTTATTATACTCTTCAAAATCATTACCCATTTGTATTTTTCTTAACAGATCATCATGTCCTACTTTTTCAGTTAATATTTTTTGTCTTAAAGTTGCAAACTTAACTTCTCTTTCTCCAGAAACAACTTTACTTCCGGTATATCTTTCAAAACTTTCTAGTTGTGATAATAGTCTTTCAGCTTCATCATAGTCTGCATTAGGATCACCTTTAATAGTTAAATCATTTATTTTTTGTGAATAAGAATTAAATATATTATTACTAAACAAATCATCATTTATAAAAGAAGCTCCATTAACATCAGAATCTAATTTAGCTATTGATTCTGCAGCATTATTAAATCCTAAACCAATAGTATAATCTGCATCAACAAATAATAAAGTTGCATCTATTGTTTGTAATCTTTTTTTTAAATCAGCAGAACCTAATTCATGTTCTTTATTAAAACTTTCTGCATCACGATATATTTCTTGTTTATATTTAACTTTTAATATTGGATTGTCTGTGCCTTTGTATTTAGCAACATCCATATTAATTTTATCATTATATACTTGCACACTTTGTTTTTCGTA